CGGCTTTGGAGGTTATCAACGCCACGACGGAGTTAATGGAGTGAACTTTCGTGAGCTGTGGTATGAGGCTCTTGGCAGTGAGGTCGGTGTCGTTATCACTACGAACGATATCGACCTCACCCGCCAGAAGCTTTACGCCATACGCAAGGAACTCAATGATCCTGATCTGGATTGTATCGCAATTCAACTCTCTCCGGTCAATCCTGATAAGGACCTTTGGTTAGTAAAGAGGAAACTGCAATGAAGCGCACCGAGAACTACGAAATGGAGAAGGTCACGTTGAACCTGCGAAAGGGTGACGTTGACCGGCTCCGCATCCTTCACGGTCGGCTCGGAGCGAGCAAGGTAATCCGCGAACTTGTAATGGGTCATCTCAAGCGTGTTGAAGAGACCGTTGCACAAAACACCCCACAACTCAAACTTCCATTGGAGGACATATGAGCGACATAGCTACACTATTCACCGAGGACCCCCTCAAGCTAACGAAAGAGAACCTCGATGAAATCATCGCCTACTATCGAAACGCCCGCGCTCAGTTCACCGCCGGGGTGAAGAGCGCCGGGGCCACCAAGAAGATGAAAGACGCCAGCTCCGTCACGAAGATCACAAACCTCGACGACATTTTAGGTGACCTATGACCAAAGAACAGTTCCATACCGAGATCAAGACCCTCCGCGAGAAGCTCAAAGAGCTAATGAATAAGCTCGACACCGAGATCGCGACCTGCGAAGATACTGAAGACGACGAACTCAAAGAAACCTTCGAGTCAGCTTACACCGAACTGGACGTAGCTGACACTCACCTCGACGACGCCGAAAGTAACCTCGTATAAGGAGTCGGAAACATGGACTCGTCCACAATCAACTCGCCTTTCCTACCCGGAACTCACATTCAATATGCCTGGGACTCAACCAGCCTTGGTTGGCTGAAAGAGTGCCCGCGCAAGTATCAGTACTCAATGATCCTCGGCTACCGAACAAAGTCTGACAGCGTTCACTTGGACTTCGGCCGCTGGTATCATTCCGGTCTTGAGCACTACGATCATCTCCGTTCCCTTGGTCACGAACACGATGATGCCTTGCGAAGCACTGTCGAGTTCATGCTGACAGAGACCTGGCTCCCGGCCACCGAGGAACTCCCGGCTCGTCCGTGGGCCTCGGATCATCCCAACAAGACCCGCGAGACGCTGATCCGCTCCTTGATTTGGTACATCGACCACTTCAAGGACGACCCCGCGCAGACGGTACAACTCGCGAACGGCCAACCGGCAGTGGAGCTGAGCTTCAAGATGGAACTTGAGTGGGGGCCAAAGACCAACCATTCATTCAATGAGGAACGTCAAACCTATGTCCCTTACGTCCTTTGCGGCCATCTCGACCGCGTAGTCAACTTCGCCGGAGGCACCTATGTCATGGACCGCAAGACTAGTTCTTCCACAGTCGCCTCGAACTACTTTGACCAGTTCGATCCAGATAATCAAATGTCACTGTATACTTTGGCTGCTAAGGTCATTTATCAAACACCAGTCAAAGGCGTCATTATTGACGCAGTACAAATTGCTGTCGGGTTTAGCCGCTTTAGTCGCGGATTTACCTATCGAACCGACACACAGATCTCTGAATGGCTCCACGACACTAGGGCCTGGTTTGCCCTTGCAGAGCACTACGCCACCGAAGGCTACTGGCCAATGAACGACAAAAGCTGTCACAAGTACGGCGGCTGTCCGTTCCGGAAGGTCTGCTCGAAGTCGCCGGAGGTCCGGGATAAGTTCCTCGAGTCGGATTTCTATGTGAAACACTGGAACCCGCTGGTGCCGCGATGAAGCACCGAGTCGTCCACATTATCGCCCGAAGCCACTATGTAACTCGAGAGGAGCGCGGGGAACGCTTTGTCGATATAGACCTTGGCGGTATCAAAGTCTCCTTCCCTCTCGACAACGAGCCACTTCCTTACGGTCAGGTCAAGATCGTCCTCGAATATGAAAGTCCGTCCGATGCCAACCCTTGAGGTCGCTAATGTCAACACTATCGTCAAACTCCTTCTCGTCGGAGATAGCGGAACTGGTAAAACAGGTGCTCTCGCGTCTCTTGTCAGCGCGGGATACAAACTGCGAGTTCTCGATTTCGATAACAAGATCGCGGGTGGGATTTTGCCAATACTCATTAAACGAGACGCACCAGACAAGCTTGGGTTTGTCGAGTTCGAGTCTCTCCGGGACCGCCTTAAATCAAGTGGCCTTGGCCCGATCCTTGACGGGGTTCCTCACGCATTTACCAAAGGACTGGCCCTCCTCGATAAGTGGTCTGACGGGACAATCCCCAAGGACTGGGGACCGGAGTATGTCCTCGTCATCGACTCCCTGACCTTCCTTTCCGACGCGGCCTTTAATTGGGCCAAGGGTATGAACCCGAGTGCAAAGGACCCCCGCCAATGGTTTTACACAGCCCAACAAGCGGTGGAGGGCACCCTTGCCTTACTGACAGCTGCCTCTTTTCATACTCATGTCGTCGTCATCGCTCATGTCAATTGGCAAAATCGGCCAGACGGTACTATGAAAGGCTATCCCGCATCGGTAGGGCAAGCCCTTGGGCCGACTATACCCGCGTACTTCGAGAACATGGCCTTATGCCAGACGGTCGCTGGCAAAAGGTTCATACAAACCGTCCCGACCGCGCTGATTGATCTTAAAAATCCTGCGGCCTTTAAGATGGCAGCGTCTTTACCAGTAGAAACCGGCCTAGCAGAATTCTTCAAGACTGTGAAAGGATAAGATATGTCTCTTGGACAAGATAGAGTTCGGATCAAGTTCAATCCGAGCGACAACTCGCTGGTCGCACAGCTCAAGCAAAAGTCCGCGGAGCTGATCGACCTCTGTGAGAGTGGGAGGAACAAAGGCAGCGCCGACGGCGAACATCAACGGCTCTGGGCCCTAGCCCAAACCTACTACGAAGATGCGGCTATGTGGGCCGTGAAAGCTGCAACCTTCTGAGGGGCTACAATGGCTAAGAAACCTGCCACTGATGATATGTCGTCCAAGCTCGCCTTGTACGTCTCTGAGCTTCAAGAGGAGTTTGATAAGCTCGAAGAGGCTCAGAACGAGAAAGAAACCGAAGCCCGCCAGCTTAAAATGGACGAGCTTCAGAACCGAATTGACAGCGCACAAAACGCTGTTGATGCAGTCGACTCAGTCGAATAGAAAGGACTTATCTATGGATACACTAGGAAGAACTAGTGTTTTCGGACAGTATGTAAGAAGCAGCTCGTTCAATCTTGCTCTGTCCGAAGCTCAAATAAGCGCGTTGATTTTCATGTATCAACGCGGCGGAGACTCATTTCCGCACATGGTAGCACTACCCGTAAGAGGTGCTCTTATGAGTAAAGGTCTTGCGGAGACGCATCACGAGAACACAAACTGCACGACGCTTACTTGTGCAGGTCATCAAGTATGTGGTCTGCTAGAAATTGCAGGATATCAGATTGAAACTGATCCTATCAAAACCGAAGAGGAGCAGTTTCAACGAGACCTAAAGGAGGAGAACGCGCTTCAAAGGCTTGATAAAAAATCCGCAGAAGATCTCGCCAAAATCAAATCAACACGTCTGCACGAAGAAAGGATCTGAAACATGGCCTCGTTCCAAGAAATCCTCAACCAACCCGCAAACGCTGAACCACCTTCCGCCCTTCCCGTCGGCACTTACCTCATGATCGTGGATGGTCAGCCGGAAATCGCCCAGAAGGGGAAGAACAACAACTACTGCGTCACCTTCAATATGAAGCCCATCCAGGCTCAAGGCGACGTATACCAACAGGCCCTCCACGATGCTTTGAAGGAGAAGGCCCTTCAGGATAAGAAGGTCAAGCATACCATGTGGCTGACTGACGATGCCGCATGGCGTCTCGATCAGTTCTTCGAGAACCTCGGTCTGGATCGCTCGAAGGGCAATCGCAGTGCTTTGATCGGTGAGTCGATGGGAAAGCAGGTTCTGGTCACGCTGTCCCATCAGACCAGCGATGACGGAAAGCAGGTGTTCGCGCAGGTCAAGAACACCGCAAAGGTTTAGGCCGGTCCCGAGTAACACGGCCTAAAAATGGGGTTAGGTTGAGACAGGTGGTGCGAGTCCACCCCGGCGGTTCACAGAACACCGACCGTGAGGCTGTTGATCGAAAGGTTGGCAGACGATTAGAGGTCTCTTCCTAGCCCTTCAGATGGGAGACAGGAACTCACCCATACCTGTCGCCCGCCCTGTCCCCGGTGTTGTTTTCCGACTCCGCCGGGGGCAGGGTTCTATACATACTAACCGGGAACCGTTAGGACCATACCATGACCTCCGGCCAATTTCACAGCGTTGAAATCGCTTCGATCTTCGTTGATCGCGAAGGGAGGCAACGTAATGACCTACCCAATCTTGATGAGCTTGCTGATAGCATCAATCGTCTTGGACTTATTCATCCTATTGTTATCACCCGACAGAACACCCTGGTTGCCGGCGAGCGTCGCCTCGCTGCTTGTGCTAATCTTGGTCATACTCATATATCTGCTCAATACACGGATGAACTAGAGGAGTCGCGCCTTCATGAGATCGAACTCGAGGAGAACATTAAGAGGTCGAACCTTACTTGGCAGGAAGAGTGCCAGGCGATCTACAATTACCACAACCTCCGCAAAGCCTCTGAGCCTACGTGGACCCAAGAGGATACTGGTGTGGTATCCGGTAATCCAAGAGTTATTGAGGCTCCAAAGTACTCCACGGCCAAGGGCATTACGGAGCGAACCAGCGCACGGAAAGACGAGGAGGCCTTGATCCAACTCCGCGCCGTCGCGAACATCGCGAAGCCACTTGAAGGAGAGGAGATTGAAAGTGTCCTCAATACTAGCTTCTTGGAGTGGGCTCCAGCTTACGATGGACCTCGTTTCAATTTCATCCATTGTGATTTCCCTTATGGTATCGGCGCTGACAGCTTTAATCAGGGGTCGGCCCCGACGCATGGTGGCTATGCCGACACTGACAGCACTTATTGGAATTTGGTTAATTGCCTTACAAGGAACCTTGATCGTCTTACAACTGAGTCTTGTCATTTCATGTTTTGGTTCTCCATGCACAATTACTATTCTACCCTCGATCACTTTACTCGTTATAGCGATATACTTTTTGATCCTTTCCCTTTAATCTGGCTCAAGTCCGACAACGTGGGCATCTTACCTGATCCGTCGCGGGGGCCTCGGAGGATTTATGAAACAGCGTTCTTCGGTTCACGAGGTGATCGCAAGATTGTCGCTCCAATTAGCAATGCTTACGCTGCGCCGACTGACCGCTCGCAGCATATGTCTATCAAACCCGAACCAGTCCTGCGCAACTTCTTCAGGATGTTTGTGGACGAAAGTAGTCTTGTCCTTGACCCCACCTGTGGTAGTGGAAGTTCGCTGCGAGCGGCTGAGTCGCTTAACGCGCGATACGTTCTTGGGATAGAAATCAATAAAGAGTTCGCGGAAGGGGCCAATCGAACTCTTAAAACGTCCAGAGCCCTGAGGAGAAAGTGAATGTCTAAGAAAGAAAAGTCTGAAACTAATATGATTAACCACCCGCCACACTATACCGGCGGCAAGTTCGAGACCATCGAGATCATCGAGGACATCATCAAGAGCTACAATGCCGTCGATGGCTTCCTCGTTGGTCAGACTATTCGTTACCTCTCGCGCGCCCCGCTCAAGGGAGAGAGGTTGGCTGATCTTAAGAAGGCACAGTGGTACATTAACAGGCTTTGCCGTGACTAAGATCGCAATCGTCGGGGAGGCGTGGGGAGAGTACGAGGAACGCGAACGTGCTCCCTTCGTCGGCCCCGCCGGTTGGGAACTCACGAAGATGCTCAACGAGGGAGGAATACACCGTGCGGATTGCTTCCTTACTAACGTGTTCAACTTGCGCCCGCGCCCGTCGAACGATATTGAGAACCTTTGCGGGAAGGAGAAGGCGGGCGGTTTCCCACCTCTTCGTGCAGGCAAGTATCTTCTCCCGCAGTATTTCCCTGAGGTTCAGCGAGTCGTCAAAGAACTTCGAGATCTTAAACCCAACATCGCCATACTGCTTGGTAATACTGCCGCCTGGGCATTTTTACATAACACAGGTATCTCCAAGATTAGGGGAACTGTCATTGCTTCTACCGCACTTCCGGGGCTCAAGTGCCTTCCGACCTATCACCCCGCCGCCATCTTGCGCCAGTGGGACCTCCGAGCCGTCACCGTCCTCGACTTTACCAAGGCCGCCCGCGAGTCGGAGTTTCCCGAGGTTCGACGACCTGAGCGAACTATCTATATCGAGCCAACCCTAGACGAAATGGAGTGGTACTATGACAACTTTCTCCGGCCCGCCGAAGAAATCTCCTTTGACATTGAGACCGCCGGTCAACAAATTACTTGCATTGGATTTGCTCCAGGCCCTCTTTCAGCAATTGTTGTACCCTTCGTGGACCCACGAACAGCAAATGGAAGTTACTGGCCTACTGCAACGGATGAAAGTCGAGCCTGGCGATATGTTAATAAAGTCCTCTCTTCGCCACAGCGAAAAGTTGCACAGAATGGACTGTATGATATCAATTTCCTATGGAAAGGATACGGAATACCTGTCGTGAACTATGAAGACGACACAATGCTGTTGCATCACTCGTTGCAACCCGAGTCCGAGAAAGGTCTTGCGTTCTTGGGCTCGGTCTACACTAACGAGGCCTCATGGAAGTTGATGCGTCAGCGCGGTAAGACAACCATTAAGAGGGATGAATAATATGGATTGGGTAAAGGTTATCGAGCGCCTTCAAATAGAAAATAAGAAACAATATGAGTCACTTGCGGGTAAAGGGTGGTCACAAGAAGTTCGTCTTGCAACTCTTTCGGCAGCCGAAACTATAAGAATTCTTACATCTGCCTTAATAGACGGCCTTAAAACAGGAGAAGAAATATGATTAACGGTAAAATCGTAGCGGTCGTACCCTTCGACGGATACTTCTTTATCCTCACCGACAAGGGCAACATCTTCAAAGTCACAATCAACAATACAACTGGCGCTCTCGTTATCAACCTCGTGGGGAACCTTCCTCCGTGAGAGTCATCGTCGAGAGTCCATTCGCTGGAGGCTTTGCCAATGTCAAGTACTCCCGTCAGTGCATCCGTGACTGTCTTAATCGTGGTGAAAGTCCGTTCGCAAGTCATCTCCTATACACACAAAAAGGAATACTCGACGATACAATCGCTGAAGAGCGCCGTAAGGGTATTGATGCTGCTATTGGCTGGCTCGAAGTGGCGGACTACATAGCGGTCTACATGGACCGAGGCGTGACAACGGGGATGCTCTACGGGATAACGCGGGCGGCGAGGTTGGGCAAGCCAGTGAAGCTGAGATGGTTAGAGGGGAAGCGGGAACAGGTGATTGAATGAATAGGCCCACCGTGGAAACATTCGCTGAGAAGGTTACCAGATTGCAGCGAGAGATTGCCATTCGTCAAGCCGAACTGCGTCGT